AAAATGGTACGATTATATAGATGAAGAATTTAAGTATAGATCAGATGGTTACTGGTTTTATAATAACGGTATGCCTACTTACATCACTGGTACTCATTACATGTATTTGCAGTGGTCAAAAATCGACGTTGGAGCCCCAGATTATAGAGAATCAAACAGACTCTTCTTTATATTTTGGGAAGCATGTAAAGCAGATGATAGATGTTATGGGATGTGCTATCTTAAAAACAGACGGAGTGGATTTTCTTTTATGTCCTCAGCAGAACTTGTCAACCAAGCCACGATATCTAGTGATGCCAGATTCGGCATCCTTTCAAAGTCTGGAGCAGATGCTAAAAAAATGTTCACAGATAAAGTTGTACCAATATCCGTTAACTATCCGTTTTTCTTTAAACCAATTCAAGACGGTATGGATCGTCCAAAAACCGAGTTGGCGTATAGAGTACCAGCTTCAAAACTTACTAGAAGAAAAATAGAAACAAACGAACAGTTGACGGAGCTACAAGGATTAGACACAACTATTGACTGGAAAAACACGGGTGATAACTCTTACGATGGAGAAAAGCTTAAACTACTAGCGCATGATGAGAGTGGTAAATGGGAAAGACCTGATAATATATTAAATAACTGGAGAGTTACTAAAACTACACTAAGACTAGGATCAAGAATAGTTGGTAAGTGTATGATGGGCTCGACATCAAATGCGTTAGACAAAGGTGGAGAAAACTTTAAAAAACTATACTACAATTCAGACGTTACTAAAAGAAATAGAAACGGACAAACAAGTAGTGGACTCTATTCTTTTTTCATCCCTATGGAGTGGAACTACGAAGGATTCATGGATACTTTTGGACTGCCTGTATTCGTTACGCCAACAAATCCAATTAAAACAAAACAAGGTGGAACAGTTACAAGAGGAGTAATAGATCACTGGAACAACGAAGTTGAAGGATTAAAACAAGATCAAGATGGTTTAAATGAATACTATCGACAGTTTCCAAGAACAGAAGAACACGCATTTAGGGATGAAACTAAAAATAGTTTATTCAATCTTACTAAAATATATCAACAGATAGATTACAATGAAGAGATTAATAATACCTCAAGTATAACACAAGGTAGTTTCATGTGGGAGAATGGTATTAAAGACACTAGAGTAATATTTGTTCCAAATAATAATGGAAGATTTTATATTTCTTGGGTTCCACCTAAAAACTTACAAAATAGAGTGATTATAAAAAATGGTATTAAATACCCAGGTAATGAGCATGTTGGAGCTTTTGGTTGTGACTCTTACGATATTAGTGGTACTGTGGATGGTAGAGGTTCAAAAGGAGCTCTTCATGGATTGACAAAGTTTTCAATGGAAGACGCACCGCCAAACCACTTTTTTTTAGAGTATATAGCTAGACCTGATACAGCTGAATTGTTCTTTGAAGATATATTAATGGCTTTAGTTTTTTATGGTATGCCTATACTAGCTGAAAATAATAAACCTAGATTACTTTACTATATCAAGCGTAGAGGTTATAGAGGTTTCAGTATGAATAGACCAGATAAGTTATGGAATAAACTATCTGTTACAGAAAGGGAGATAGGTGGAATACCTAATACAAGCGAAGATATAAAACAAGCTCATGCAGCTGCTATAGAGTATTATATTGAAAACTACGTTGGTGAGAATGAAACTGGTTATGGAGACATGTATTTTAATAATACACTAAATGACTGGAGTAGGTTTAATATAAGTAATAGAACTAAACACGATGCTTCTATTAGCTCTGGTTTAGCTATAATGGCTTGTAACAAAAACAAGTATAGACCAATTCCAGAAAGAACTAAAACATCTCCTATAAACCTAGGAATAAAAAGGTATAATAATAATGGATCTATTTCACAAATAATTAAATAAATGAAGATTTACACAAACAACAGTAGTAGTTTTCCAGATCAGGTGGTACCTGATGAGGTTAAGAATAGCTGGGAATATGGTGAAAAAGTAGGCAGAGCAATAGAAGGCGATTGGTTTAGTGGAACTAGATCAGGTGTAGAAAACAGGTGGAATACTAATTTTAACAATTTCAAAATGCGTAGACTATACGCTAGAGCTGAGCAACCTGTTCAAAAATACAAAGACGAGCTAGCTATAAATGGTGATTTATCTTACCTTAACTTAGATTGGAAACCAGTTCCTATTATACCTAAATTTGTAGACATTGTTGTAAATGGCATGGATGATAAGCTTTATGATATTAAAGCTTTTTCTCAAGATCCAGAGTCGAGAAAGGTTAGATCTCAATACGCTCAAGACATATTGAGAGATATGCAAGCTAAAGAATTTTTACAAAACTTACAAAGTACTATAGGATTAAATCTGTTTAATACATCAGATCCAGAGGAACTTCCAGAAAATAAAGATGAGTTAGATTTACACATGCAGCTTAGTTATAAACAAGCTAGTGAGATAGCGTGTGAAGAAGCTATAAATAATACTCTAGATTTCAATAAGTATAATTTAACTAAAAAAAGAGTTATTGAAGACTTAGTGACATTAGGTATAGGAGCTGTTAAAACAGATTTCAACGAGTCTGAAGGCGTTATTGTAAAGTATGTAGATCCAGCTAGATTAGTTTATTCATATACTGAAGATCCAAATTTTGAAGATATATGGTATGTTGGTGAAGTTAAAAGTATAACTCTTCAAGAGTGTAAAAAAGAATTTCCACATTTAACAGATGCTGATTTAGAGAAGCTACAAAAGTATCAAGGTAATAGTAATTTTCTATACAACTGGAATGGACGTAACGATGGTAATTCTATATATATACTTTATTTTGAATACAAAACTTATAGTGATCAAGTTTTTAAAATAAAGAAAACAGCAACCGGATTAGAAAAAGCGTTAGAAAAACCTGATACTTTCAACCCTGAACCAAATGAAAATTTTGATAAAATAAGTAGATCTATAGAGGTTTTATATAGTGGTGCAAAAGTTCTTGGTTATGATATGATGCTAAAATGGGAGTTAGCTAAAAATATGACTAGGCCAAAATCAAACTTGGTTAAAGTTAATATGAATTACAACATATGCGCTCCTAAATTGTATATGGGTAGAATAGAAAGTTTGGTTAGTAGAATGATGGGTTTTGCTGATATGATTCAATTAACTCATTTAAAAATACAGCAAGTTATTTCAAAAATAATACCAGATGGTGTTTATTTAGATGTTGACGGTTTAGCAGAGGTTGATTTAGGTGGTGGAACTAGTTACAATCCTAAGGAAGCTTTAAATATGTATTTCCAGACTGGTAGTATTCTAGGAAGATCTATGACAACTGAAGGTGATCCTAACCCTGGTAGAGTTCCAATACAAGAGTTACAGTCAAGTTCAGGTGGTAGTAAAATACAATCTTTGATATCTACATATCAGTACTATTTACAAATGATAAGAGATGTAACAGGATTAAATGAAGCTAGAGATGGAAGTATGCCTAACTCTGACTCATTGGTAGGTTTACAAAAGTTAGCAGCTGCTAATTCTAATACAGCTACTAAACATATTTTAAACTCTTACTTGTACATTACCGTAAGAACATGTGAGAATATAGTATTAAGAACTTCTGATGCTTTAGAATATGATTTAACTAACGAGGCTTTAAAAAATAGTATATCAACTTGGAATGTAGGTCAGTTAAATGACTTAAGCCAAATGCACCTATGTGATTTTGGTATATACTTTGATTTAGTTCCAGATGAACAAGAAAAGCAACAATTAGAAAGTAATATTCAAGCTGCGATTCAAAGTGGTAGCATAAACTTAGAAGATGCTATAGATATAAGGCAAATAAACAATCTTAAGCTAGCTAATCAAATGATTAAGCTCAAGCGTAAAAAAGCTGCTCAAGCAGCCCAAAAAGCCAATGAAGCAAATATTGCTGCTCAAGGTGCTGCTAACGCTCAAGCTAGTGAAGCTGCTGCTTTAGCTGAGGTTCAAAAGAAGCAAGCTACTATGGATGTAGAACTTAAGGTTGCTAAGGGTAAATCTCAATTTGAAATAGAGCGTATGCAAGTAGAAGCTCAAATAAAAAGAGAGTTGATGGAATTAGAGTTTAATTATAACATGCAACTAGGTCAACAAAAAATAAATAGAGAGCAAGATCGAGAAAAGCAAATAGAGAATAGAAAAGATAAACGTGCTAGAATAATTGGAACTCAACAAAGTATGATAGCAAATCAAAAGCAAAAAGAATTAGACGCAATAGATTTTGAAAACCCAAGTGAAACACAAAACTTAGAAGATCCGTTACAAGGAATCCTAGGTGGTTAATAAATTATATTATATTATATTATGGAAAACAAAAAAGAAAAAGAAGAAGGTTCTTTCAAAATAAAAAGAAAACCTGGAAGACCTAAAAAACTTCAAAGTAAAAATGAAGTTACAAAGTTAGACTTAAGTAAAAACGAAGAAAAAGATGCCGTTCAAGAGTCAAAACCAGAGGAAACTGTGCTACAGTCTAATGAGCAAGAACAACCGAAACAAGAAGAGGTCAAAGTGGAATTGCAAGAAGTGGGACAAACACACGGGGAATCTGAGCAGGTTGCCGAAGAAAGTGAACCTGAAAAAGAATTAGTAATAATAAACGAAGAGCCAGAAGAAAAAACTGTAGATCAATTTAAAAAATATGATGAACCAGTTACAAAACCTAAAGTAAACTTACCTGAAAATATAGAAAAGTTGGTAAATTTTATGAAGGACACTGGAGGTACTGTTGAAGATTATGTAACTTTAAATAAAGATTACGATAAATTTGACGACGATTTATTAATTAAAGAATATTATAAAAAAACTAGACCACACTTAACGGATGACGAAGTTTTATTCTTAATGGAAGATAACTTTAAGTACGATGAAGAAGTGGATGAAGAAAGATTTGTACGTAAACAAAAACTTAAGTACAAAGAAGAAATTGCAAAAGCCCGAATTTTTCTGGATAAAATGAAAAGTAATTACTATGATGAAATCAAGTTGAGGCCATCTATTACTAACGAGCAACAGAAAGCTATGGATTTTCTCAATAGATATAACAAAGAACAATCATCTTTGCAAGAGAAAAGAAGCATGTTTGTTAATAAAACTAAAGATTATTTTCAGCACAAGTTTGAAGGTTTCGACTTTGAAGTTGGAGATAAAAAATTTAGATATAAAGTATCAAACACAAATGATATAGCTAACAAGCAAACTGATATAAATAAATTTGCAAATCAGTTTATGGATGATAATGGTAACATTATTGATTATGCTGGATATCACAAAGCTCTTTATACTGCAAGAAACGCTGATAAAATAGCTCAACACTTCTATGAGCAAGGTAAATCCGACGCTACTAGAGGTATAATTAAAAATTCTAAAAACATTAACCAAGCTCCAAGGTCGGGTGAACAGGGTGAGGTTATGCCTAATGGATGGAAAGTAAGAGCTGTTACTGGTGTTGATTCGACTAAGTTAAAAATTAAAAAAAGAACATAATTTAAAAATAACAAAATGAGTTTATCAGGAGGCGCTGTGCCGCCAAGTTTAAGACCTATGCCTAGTCAGGTAACAGTTCAAGACAATTATATTGACTTTAACGATTTAGCTAACGGACAATGGGCACAACAATATCTACCTGAGCTTTATGAAGCTGAAGTAGAAAGATATGGAAACAGAACATTAGGTGGTTTCTTAAGAATGGTTGGCGCTGAAATGCCAATGACATCAGATCAAGTGATTTGGTCTGAACAAAATAGATTACACGTAGCTTACGATGATGTTGCTATTGCTGCAAATGCTGGTGGTTTTCCAAAAGTTGATATTGTAATTACTCCAGGTGCTGGTAATCCAGCTACTTCAGGTATTAGAGTGGGTAATACTGTATTAGTTTCTGACAATGCTACTGGTTTAATAACTACTAAAGTTTTAATTACAGCACTTGCTAATCCAAATGGTTATGAATTAGAAGGTCACGTATATGAGGCTGATAATTTATCTCAATTAATTGGAACAAATAGCTTATTCGTTTATGGTACTGAGTTTCCAAAAGGAAGTGAAGGAATGAATGGAGCTATCGAACCAAATGTAACTACTTTTACAAATTCTCCAATCATATTAAAAGACAACTACGAACTTAGTGGTTCTGACGCTGCTCAAATAGGATGGATTGAAGTTGCTACTGAAGATGGTACTTCTGGATACTTATGGTATTTAAAAGCTGAGGCTGAGACAAGATTAAGATTTGAAGATTATCTTGAAATGTCAATGGTTGAAGGTGTTAAAAATGATAATGGTGGCGCTTTCGGAACTAACTTCGGACCTACTGGTGCTAACAACTCACAGATAAAAGGTACTGAAGGTTTATTTTCAGCTATAGAAGATAGAGGTAATATTTATTCTGGTTTCGCTGGTGCTGGTGCTCCAGGTTCAGGTGCATTAGGAGATTTCGATGAGATCCTAAAACAATTAGATAAGCAAGGTGCTATTGAAGAGAACATGTTATTCTTGTCAAGACAAACAGCTCTAGACTTTGATGATATGATTGCTGCTGTTAACGGATCATACGCATCACTTGGTGCTGCTTCTTATGGTTTATTTGACAATGAAGCTGAAATGGCATTAAACTTTGGTTTTGCTGGTTTTAGAAGAGGTTCCTATGATTTTTACAAAACTGACTGGAAATACTTAAACGATGCTACAACAAGAGGATTAGACAATCAAATTGATGGTGTGATGATACCTGCTGGAACATCTACAGTGTATGACCAAATGATGGGATCTAACATTAGAAGACCTTTCTTACATGTAAGATATAGAGCTTCTGAAACTGAAGATAGAAGATTTAAAGCTTGGATTACTGGATCTGTTGGTGGTGCTTACACTAGTGATTTAGATGTTTTAAGAGTTAACTTCTTATCTGAAAGATGTTTAGTTACTCAAGCTGCTAATAACTTCGTGTTATTTAAAGGAGCTTAATTATTATATAACGCAGGGGGAAACCCCTGCTTTATTAACATTTTAAATAACAAAAAATTATGGCAAACATTTTAAAATTCCCAGGCTATGACCAAGGAGACGCTTTAGATGCTTACAATTATGTAAACGTTGATAAATATCTTGGAGTAACCGCTGATGGTGCTCCTGGTATTGAGAATGGAAGTTCTTTATTCATAAACTTAATAGTGCCTGGTTCAGAAGAGCGTATACAGAAAGTACTTTGGCAGATCGGGAAAGTGACATGGTCAGATGAATTAGTAGATAAAGTAGATAAAGCTATTAGAGAAAACTCTAGAGTTCCAAACACCATATTGGATATGGAAGAGTTGATAAGTGGTATAGTATCTATAGACAATCCTGGAAGTTGTGGATTAATTGATTTCTCCACTCCACTTCCAGCTGATGCAAAAAATTGATTCTAAAAAAAATATAAAATGCAAAACTTAATAGAAATAATACCAAAAGGATATACGATTCGAGCTAGAAGCTATAGTGACCCTGACATTCCAGGTTACTTTAACTATGTGTCTCCTAGTGAGGATTTATTACCTAACGTTACGTCTCCAGCAGTTCAAGGAGTTGGAGGATCAGGATCTGGTGTAGAAATGATAGTTGAAACAGGCGCCGATTCACCTTCAGGACCAGAAGTAATAGAAATAGAAATAACAAAAACTGGTAGTGGCTATCAACCAGGAGACGTTATTACTTTTACTTTCACTTCAGGAATAACTAGTTCTGAATATGTAGTTGAAGTTACAATACCTTCAATTGGAGGAAATGCTGATGATTTCCTTCACAATTCTAATAACTACATTACTCAACAACCTAAAAAATGCAATATAGATGCTAGTTTAATTACTGGAATTTATAGGACTGATTGGTTTGAAGTAAGTGATCAATACCCATATTTTACTATACTAACAAACCTGCAAAGCGCTGGCGCTGATAAGTATATGGCGTATAGGTTTTTAATTACTGGACTTGACTTAAGTACCTCACAAGGAGCTAAAAGAGCTAGAAGATCTATTTTGCAAGCTACAGAAGCTTTAAGAGATGCTTGGCAAAGTCCTAATTCAAAACCTATTTTACTTAATGATTACATATCAGATTCTAGTTTTGGAATTGGTAATGTATTCTTAGTAGAAGTTTAACTAGAATTTAGTTTAAAAACAAAAATAAACATAAGACCTCGTCAAACGGGGTCTTTTCTAAAAATTAAAACATGCCAAATATTATTAAATTTCCATTGTATAATAGTGGAGTTACATTACTTGATCCTAAATATTGTTTTGTAAACGTAGATGGATTATTCGACGTTATTCAATATGTACAATTATTCGGTGACAGTGATGTTCGTGTTGGTTTTGAGTTTGTGTATTTAAAAGATTGGGGAGGTTTATCTGTACCTGATAGACATTTATCTGTTAAGTTACTTTATCAAGGTGTAGATCTTCAAGTATCTGACTGGGATGTTGAGATAAAAAGATTAAAAAAACTTATAAAAAACTCTAGTGCTAGAACTAACTCTCAACCAAAGTTTTATCTATTAGATAATGATAATTCTACAGAAGAACCTTTTATACATCATGTTTTTACAACGTATGGAAGTGTTTGGTTACCACCAGCATAAACTATTAAAAAATAAAATATGTCAAACTACTTATTTGCTTACGATAATTTTAGTGAAACTGAAAGAGCTATTCCTGTTGATGATGTTATATGTGTATTTCCGGTAATTGGATTCAATAAAGGTGAACAAACGTGTGATATATATCACAAACAGTTATCCAGTACAATTACTGAAAATGACCAAACAACATATTATTTAACAAGAACTAGACTTTTTATCAAAAAATACTCTGGCACAGTAGAGAATTGGGCTGCAGAAGTGAGTGAAGCTGTTGCAAAAGCTATTGCAAGTCCAAACTCTAGAATTGAATTTAAATCTAGAGAACCTGGAGCTACTCTGGATATTAGACAGCCTTATCCAGAACAATTATAAATAAAAACAAAAAAATAAATTATTATATTATATTAAATTATGGAAACAAAACAAAAACAAAATAAAAAAACTTGGGAATACAAGGATAGAAACTATTATTTAATAGGTAATAAAACACCTTTAACATATACAATACCAACTAAACATTCTAGCAGATATCCATTAGTTTGTTTCGATGAAGACTTAGGTTATGAGAGAGAATTAAGATATGCTACTAATCAAAGTTCTATATATGTTGACGAGCAAGAAGGCCAAGTGACTTTAAAACATGTTATATTTAACAAAGGTCATTTATTTGTACCAAAAGAAAAAAGAAATCTACAGGAGTTTTTAGATAAACACCCTCACAATGGTGTTATATTTAAAATGTATGATCCAGTTATACAGGCGGAAGATGAATATGAAAATTTAGAATACGAAGTAGCTGCTTTGAATCTGGCTTATGAAATGGACATTGACCAAGCTGAAGCTATACTAAGAGTTGAGAAAGGTACTTCAGTGAATAGTTTAAGTTCTAAAGAATTAAGAAGAGATTTATTGTTATTTGCTAAATCTGATCCTAAATTATTTATAAACTTATCAGAAGATGAAAATGTAGTTCTTAGAAACTTTGGTATCAATGCTGTAGAAGCAAATATATTAAAGCTAGATGCTAACAATAAAATCTTTTCGTGGGCTAGTAATGGAAGAAAGTTAATGACAGTTCCATTTGACGAACATCCATATACTGCTCTAGCTTCTTGGTTTAAAACTGATGAAGGTATAGAAGTATATAAATCTATAGAGAAAAAACTAAAATAACAAGTGATTATAATCATGAAGGGCTGCAAACTGTAGCCCTTTTTTAAAGTAATTTATATGGCTAACATAAGTGTAGATACAGTATATAAAACAGTATTAAGTATTCTTAATAAAGAACAGAGAGGTTATTTAACACCTTATGAGTTTAACCAAATAGCAACTCAAGTACAGTTAGAAATATTTGAAAGTTACTTTGAAAATTTAAACCAGCAACTTAGAGCTGGGGAAAATGCTAGTGAATATGCTAATAGAATTAAATTACTACAAGAGAAAATTTCTAGGTTTGAAACTGAAGAAAATATAGAAGTTGTACTTTCACAAAAAGTTGGTGTAGGAGACTTAACAACACTTTCAGAAAAGGTTCATAGATTAGGAACTATACATTTTAACAACTTGTCGTACACGCCTGTAGAAATAGAGCAAGTAACAAAACATGAATTTAATTTAAATAGAAGATCTAAACTTACAGCTCCTTCTTTAGATTGGCCTATATATTACAAGGAAGGTCAAGATATAAAAATATTACCAGCTGAATCATCTACCGTAGGAGATGGTAAATACACTGTAGAATACGTTAGAAAACCTAAAGACGTGTTTTGGAATTATACACTAGGAACTGTTGGACAATACATCCATGACCCAGCATCGCCTAACCAAAACTTTGAAATAGATGACACTGATCAAACAGAATTAGTATTAAAAATATTAATGTACGCAGGTGTAGTTATAAGAGATCAAGAGATAATACAAGCTGCTACTAGTGCTGCTGTTCAAAAAGATCAATTACAAGCAAGTTAATAAATTATGGGATTAATTAAAGAAACAAACGCAGCTTACTATTCAGGTCAACTAGTTATAAAAGCTGACTCTCCAACTGTTTATACTTTTGGAAACACAAAAACAAGTGACAGTGGTTTCAATACTGAGTTAGTTAGTGCTTATGATGGTTCTATGTCTCAAATAGGACCTTTATCTAATTACACATTAATAAATTTAACAACTGGTGTTACATTTCCTGAACAAGAAACAGGTGTTGGTAATCCAAGTACTAATGAGCTAGTTTTAGCGCCAGGTGCAACTACAGTTGTCAATGTAGGTGATTTTATTTTATGTCAATTAAAAGAAAACACTATTGATCAAAACTATGGTAATTATAGTTACATATCTCTTAATGATATAATAGATAATTTTATGGTTGCTTATACAGGGCAAGATCAAATACTAACAAGTGTTAAAAGATCTCAAGTGTTATTTCACGCTAAAAGAAGTATACAAGAATTTTCTTATGACACTTTTCCAGTCATGAAGTCTCAAGAATTAACAATACCTCCTAGTCTATCTTTACCTTTACCACAAGATTACGTTAACTACGTTAAAATCTCCTGTGTGGATTCTAACGGTGTATTACACACTATAAATCCTTTATATGGTTTAAGTACTAATCCTACAGAACTGCCTATACAAGATTCTAAAGGTATACCTACACAAAACTCTTTTGGTTATAACAATGAAGCTCAACAATCAAAAACAGAGGAAAGATGGAAAAGCGCAAACGATAATGATATAACTGGAAATTACGATCCTTTCGAAAATCAAGGAGTTTATGATTATGTATGGTGGAAGCAGGCTTACGGTCAAAGATATGGTTTAGATCCTGAAGTTAGTAATATAAATGGTTGGTTTAGTATTAATCAGAGAACAGGTTCAATATCTTTCTCAAGCGATTTAACAGATAAACTAGTTGTTGTTAAATATATATCTGATGGTTTAGCTTACGACAATGATATGAAAGTGCCTAAGATGGCTGAAGAAGCTATGTATATGTCTATGATGTATAATATAATAGCATCAAGAAGAGATGTTGATGGAGGTACAAAAGCTTTTTACAAAAGAGAAAAATACGTTAAAACAAGAAATGCTAAAATAAGATTGCAAAACCTCAAGTTAGATGAGATAGTTCAAGTGTTTAGAGGTCAATCTAAATGGATTAAACATTAATTAAATGGCAAGAAAATCTAATCATACTTTTGTCCAATCTAAAATGAATAAAGATTTGGACGCTAGATTATTAAACGCTGGTGAATATAGAGACGGTGTTAACGTATCTGTTAGTAGATCAGAGTCAGATGATGTTGGTGCACTTGAAAATATACTTGGTAACGAGTTTTTAAGCGACTTAAACAAAAACACACAATACCCAGTTGAAGCTATAGGTTGGTGTATAGATGTTTCAAACGACAGAGTATTTGTTTTTGTTACTGACTACCAAGATAATTCTTTAGACAGAATTTCTAACAACGCTCCTTTCAGTAGTTACCACGCTATAGTACACTTTGATATAAAAACAAAAGTTTCTACTACTATAGTTTCAGGTTATTTCCTTAACTTTTCTATAAATAGTAAGATAAATGATTCTAATTTGATAGAGAGTTTATTGTTCTGGACGGATAATAGAAATCAACCTAGAAAAATAAATGTAGAAACAGCCATAGCCGATAATAACTACTATTATAATGAAGATCACATTTCAGTTGCAAAGTATTATCCTTACAAAGCTTTAGATCTTACAGATAAAATATCATTAGACATAGACCCTAACGGAGTTGATAATCAAGTTTTTCTAGTTAGTAGAGAT